GATCGTTCTTGATGCTGAGCGTGACGTGCTGCAGGGAGAAAATAAGCCTCATTGCCTTCTCCCAGTCTCCGCCCAGAAGACGCGTCAAACAAGCTACCGTCATAGCTGTATAATGGAAGAGATGCCCACTCCACGCCTTATCCATAGCAACGACGTCACCATCATAAATGTTGGTCAGGGACTCGTCCACGGACTGCAAGAACTTGACAACAGTGTTGCTGTCCCCCGAAGTCATATTGATCCCCACCATACTCTCGAAGAACAGGGGATGGGCTCGAATGAAGGACTTCCAACATGAAGAATACCTCTTCAGCACGATATTAAACGAGGCTGGCAGGTTCACGAAGACTCTAGGATGCTTGTCAAGTTTGACAGGCTCGTCTTTCAATGTGCAAACTCCGATAACGGAGGGAATGGAGGTCTCTAGGATTGCCTCAATCTCATCGATAGATTTCGCAATGCGAGGGTCCAATTCACAAGCGTCGAACTCCCTGTGGATAAACCGCAGTTTCGGTCCGGTAAACGGTGGACCCACTGAGGTCTGCATGTTCATCCCCCCTACGAAGGTTCCGGGGACTCCCATTATCGCCTCCTGCTCGGACAACACACTGTAGCCACCAGTGGCTAACTTCTCGGCACCCTGGAGATAATCAGCCAACGCAATTAACATAAAGATATCCAGGGGCTGCCTGGTATTCTTGGCTGCGAATGCGTTAGTCCAAGGGGAAACCCACTTCCCCTCAACCATTGCCCCTCGGAAGACGGGGAATTTCCAGTAAGGTGTCATGCCACACATCTTACGCTCAAAATCTATCTTCGCCAGATAGGGCTCAAACAAGGATAGAGTGATCTTAGTCTTTGGTGAAGACCCAGGGAGAGGCGGGAACATCTGTCCGAAACACGCTATGGGTAATCCCATAAATTGCTGCACTGCAACAATCTCGGAAACACGCGAATTGGTTGCCCCAACAATCGCATCCGCTGGGAGAGGCGTGAGGGTAGAGCTTGCAATAGTAACCCCTTGCAGGCGTACTCCCAAAGCTGCAGTG